AGCGTTCGGATAATACTGCGGTACCTCGTCGAAGTCGGGCTTCGCCGGACCAGAGATTACTGGAGTGTCGGCAGGATGATCGTAGCCCAGCTCAAATGATGCTCCGGTAAACGTGATGACCCGTGCTCGGTCAACTCCGTTAGACCAGATGATGTTGTTCCCCAACGTGACGTACTGATCTGGAAACCTTGGGTTGCTCACAGAACTGAGGTCGCTAACGAGAACTTCGTCGGGGTCGTCACTACCTCCACGAAACCGAATGAGATCACGACCGAACCTGTACACGGTAGTGTGTGCAGAACCGTTCAGCAGGTTTGCACTGTAGATGCTGTGTGGTCGAGCGCCAAGTGTCGCATACGCAGGGAACCCGTACCCGCTGCCGAAGACGGGATTCTCAAACCTCGTGATGACATCGTTCGGAGGCTCGGAACCAGTGTTCTTGTAGGCAGCGGAAGCGATCCGCAGAGCAGAGGGGCCAACGACACTCTTGAGACTGCTATCTTCGTCAAGCTCAAGATTCTCGACGTACCAAGCAAGAGCGACAGACGAATACGTCTGCCGACCCTCACCAGGCGGAATGATAACAGTGTTAGTCGATTGACGTGTCGGGCCCGCCACTACTCACCCCGGCTCAGATCGTAATCTCGTACTGCTTGCTCTTCCACGATTCAGAAAGTGCAGAGTCCGCCGCAGCGTGCGACGAAAGTGCGGGCACGGACTTCTTCACCCGTGATCGCCAGGACATGAACTTCTCGCCATCCCAGGGAGCCGGAATCACGAAAACATTCTTAGATGCCACGATCACTGCCTGCTCGGGATCTTCGATGTCCTCGACATCCTTGGAGTCGTCACGAAGAATGCTCTGGGGCGGAACCCAACCAGTTTGAGCTTCGTCGTAGACCCAACCGACAGGCATCCAGTCGTAGATCGTGCGATGCTCAACGCCACCGCTCATGTGCTCCACACCGTTCTTGGTCATGATCGTTGCCGACCAGTTCTCTGATGTGGGACTGGAACTCAAGATACTCACGATCATTGCCTCTTCGTACTGACCAACGAGGGTCTTACGGTAGACATTTTCACCAACCTTGCAGCGGGGGATAGCGGTGAGTGTTGAGTACAGTTTCTTATCGGACATGCTTACCTCTTTGTTGTTCTTCCCTAATGGGAGCCAAACCAATTATTCGCTGGTACTGAATGTACCATAGCGGTCACGACTACGATAACCCGTAAACGGGACCGGTTCGACACTACCACCAACATTTGCGTAGCGCTGCCTAAATCCTCGCATCAGTTCGTGGTACCGGTTCAAATGTGCTTGCGCACTCTGCTGATCGTTACCGTCGTCAAGACTGACATAATAGAGTGCAAGCTCGATCAAGCATGGCACGGCGTCGCGCTGAATAGGCGCCGTGTCCTGATCATCAATAAACTTCTTCGGTAGACGAAGAACTCTGAAATCAAGCTCGTAGCGCTGATCCTGCTTTGGGTATACCTGCCAGGCGTAGTACCCCGTGCTGTGCTTCAGGGGGCGGTAGTAGTCATATAGGTTACTGCCGTCCCAAACTACACGGGCACCCTTAATTTTGGTATCCCTTAGCAATCCATCAGGGGCAGTGATTCCTGCGTCAGAAAGAGCCTTTACGTGGTCGAATGTGGGCTCAACTTCGCACAGAAGATAGAAACGCTCACTGGTCTCTACCGAGTTCAATGATCCTACTCCGGCGTCATCCTTATCGAGATGAGCCACGTAGTATCGAATCCGTAATCCCGAACGACTGAATCGGTCGAACGCGGAATCGCCGAAACCCAACATTGAGTCGATGTTCGTTGCCGACAATACGAGTGCCCCGTCATCGCCCGTAGAAGTATTCTTCTGCTGAATAATCTTTACCGGGGAAGGCGCGCTCTCCCACAGAGGGTCGTTTATGCCGGTGTAACGAGCTTCATTAGTCAGCACAGAATCGGTCTCGTAAGCCCAGTTCAAGTCAAAGGTGCTGTCATTGTCCTGATCACCACCGGGTGCGATGAGAGGAGATTGCTGCCACTCATCGTCTCGCCTACCCCACACATAAGTGTAGCGAACGGCCCAGGTTCCCTCACGCAAAGCATTCGCTGACCATTTGTACGCCGGGTCTACGGCTGTCATCGATGTTCCGAGAGTCGCCGAACCGATGGGCATAGTTGCTGCCGCAGTCCCAAAAGTCGCAGATGCGCCAGCACCAGACGGAGCCGGAGCCATAAAGAGTGTCGGGACGCCTCCCGCTCCCGACCCATCTCCACTTGACGGACCACCGGCACCACCCGGTGAGTAACCGCCAGGCGAACCTAACGTGCCGCTAGGTCCAGTTGGTCCGCCACCAAGGCCAGGACCAGGCTGGGGTCCGACCTCATCGAAATCGGGAACTTCAATACCAGAGTCATCCGGTGTGGTCCGCTGAGTAATATCGATCTCGACAATCGTCGGCGCTTCAGTAGGGGCAGGAAGTTGGAAGTGACGGTTACGCCAGCATCGATATGGACGGCCGCTGTGGCTACCTTGGAAGTCCAAGAGGTCATCTCGATACGCCGACGCTGTCGCGATCTTATAGACCTGCTGACGTGTGTTGTCGAAGATGCGGGCAGGCTCAAGAACCTCCATCACATCATCGGACAAAAAGAACTCAGGCTGGTGAATGCGAAATGATTGACCAGCATTTCCAGCAATGATGTCAGGCATTGGCCTGTCAATACTGACAATGTAGTGTGTGGTGTCCCCAACAACCTTAGTGAACCACTCACGACTCTGACGGCGGCGAATACGACCAGCGGAGTCGGTGACCTCGAGGTGCATGAGACCATCCCACTCACCTGTCACTGTCGGTCGCCAGGTCGTCAGGCTTGCCGGAGCACCAATAGAAGCACCGGCGCTGTCCACAAAATAAAGGAGGCGCTTATCGTTTCCGTACGTGGCCACCTTGGAGTCGACCGTGGACTCGTTTCCTGCCACCGTGGGCAACAAAACGACGTGCTCCTCATCGGGCACGATTGCTTCCGGGATGTCCCCGGCAATACGATCTAGTGCGAGATTCAGCGCTGCACGAATACGAGCATCGAGAGTCGCACCAGTCGAGTCCCACGAACGGAGGGCGTACAACCGACTACGCAAAGCTGCCAACGAAACGTCCACGGGACCTCCTAAAGACGAAGGGGGCGTAACCCGAAAGCCACGCCCCCTAAGTGTATCACGAACAAACTAATTAGCCGACGCTGATATACGCCTGAGCAAATGCAGCCTTCGTGCCCCCGATAGCCTCGAGTGCGACACCCATGTTTCCGAGGGTGTCGGCCAAGTCTGTTCCGTTAGTATCGACGAAACCATCAGTTCCCGTCGCACCATCGGTAGACAAGTTGTCACCAACGGCAACACCAGCAGACACTGAACACACCGCCGTACCACGCTTAATCACCCAACCATACTTGTTGATGGCAATCTGATTATCAGCGACACCAGCGAGTTGCTTAGGGTCACTTTCGTCAGCCGTGCATGGTCGTGCATGGTATGCACCCGAAGCCGGGACAAACTCTGCTGTCATCCCAGCGTCGATCTGCACCGTCGCCTTGATGAAAATCCACTCACGATCACCCGCGAGCAAACCAAAGTTAAGGTCCCGGTCGACGCCTGAGTTACCCGTACCCGCCGCGATAGCCGTACCAGAAGCAACGCCAGAGGAAACCTCGTCTGCTTGCTGCAAGCGAACTGTACCCAGTGGGTACACCTCACTATCGTAGGTCTCGGAAAATCCGGTTTGCGATAGTACGCCATTAGCGACACTGCCGCCTGTAGTAAAAGATCCAGCCATGATGTACCTCCTTAGACCGCGCCACCGGAAACAACACCCTGAGCCGGAAGCTTAGTGCAGATCATGTTTCCTTGCATTGCGAAGATTGCAGTAACGACATCCTGGTCACCAACGCGCTCCTTGAACTCACTGATGTTCGGTGCCTCAAGCATCGGGAACTCAATGTAGTCAGTGTTGAGCATGTAGGTGATACCGTCGAGTGCCGCACCAGAGAAGACAGAAGTGTCGGTCCGGTCAAGGTCGATTGACGAGGTGACGGAAGCGATACCCATGGAAAGTCCCAGGGTGTTGCTCTTGTCGATCTTGTCATCAACGATGCTAACGCGAACGTTGTCCCGACGGCTGTCCTCGAAGTTGGTGTAGGTATCGTCGTCCATGATCACGAGATCGGGACCCTTACCCACGCCACCTGCGTAGTGAGCACACTGACGGTAAGTCTTACGCAGTTGCGTAATACCGTTAGCGCTGAACGACGAGATGTCATTGTATTGGTTAGCGTGGAAGTAGCTGCTGCTCTTTGCCACACCTTGCACAGTGTCGCCTTGCGCAGTGAACGCCTCGAAGTCGAGGAGACCGGCGCCAACACCAGTTCCGATACCAGAAGCAAACTGACCGTTGAGGGTCAGAAGTCCGTAAAGCTCGGAAGAAGCGAAGGCAAGACCACGGCTGGCACCAGTAAGCAGGTACTTGTTCAAGTCCGACTTAGCAGCTTCCATCGAGGTCTGCGGGTACTCTTCGATAAGACGAATGACGGCAAGCTTTCCGCTGTTTTGATTGAGTTCCCGCTTGGGAATGTTGATAGCCATAACCATACGGTGTGGCTCAACCTCATACTTACGGATTTGTTGACGACGGGTCATGTTCAGTAGCTCGTCACCGACGTAGACACCAACACCGCGAGCAGGCGCGCCACCGGAGAAGGAACGTTCAATCTTCGTTCCGCCTTCCATGGGCATGCGAGCCTTGGAGTTAAGTGCTTCGAACAGCTCATTGCTACGAACAAACGAATTTACCAGAGGTCCGCGGAGATCCGCGAACGTAGTGTTCAGCAGTTCAGTACTGATAGACATTTTGTTCTCACAGAGAGGGTTAAAAAAACTTTGTTCTCGCCTGCCCGCAACGCTTGAGTCAGACCAAACGGCTACCTGACACGTCTAAATGGGTGCAGTATTTGTATACATCACACAAAGAAATGCTGCAAGTACCTAGTTCGGCAGTAATTAAATTACATGATAGTATTACCGTTATGGCAACAACAGCAGAGCAGACGCCCGCTAAAAGAAAGAATGTGGTCACTGGTGGAGCAGAGTTCGCCTCCGCCCCAGGAATACATGAGGGAAAGGTGCGAGCATTGTTCGCGACTCCCGACGCGTTCGTATCTATGTGTCAGATCGTACGAGAGGACGAGTCAACGGGGTACATGGAGCCTACGCATACACAACGAAAACTGTTGAAGGCATACGACGAAAACAGGTGGCTTATGGTGAACAAGTTTCGTCAGGCCAAGATCACCACAGTTTCTGTGATGCTGCTACTCCGTGATTGTATGTATCTCAGTGGCGTCAAAGGACTGCTGATTGCAGAACGTCAGGACACGGCCGAGGACATCTTTGAGAGGATCCTTTTCGCATACAACAAACTTCCAGCAGATGTACGGATGCCGCTAGCGCCAGGCAAGAAAGCGGGCGCAACACAGATGCAGTTCGTGCACGGTGGCGGCATCAAAGTTCTGACAGCAGGCGGGCGCTCACCAGCAATCGGACGCTCAATCGACAGGCTCGTCATTACTGAGTTCGGTGAAGCTCAGTGGCAGCGCAAGGCTGCAATCAACATCTTCCCGACGGTCAACAAGCGGCCGAACGCTAAAGTAATCCTCGAGTCCACACCAGGACGAGCAGGGTCACATCATGAGCAGATGTGGCGCTCCGCTCTCGAAGGCACCAGTCGGTTCACACCTTTGTTCCTGGAATGGTGGGAAGACGAAAGCTGCCAAGAGTTCGATGACGGGTTCGAACCCACATCGTCCGAAAGGGAATATCTTAGGCGTCATGACGGCATGTCGGTGAGCAACCTGGCGTTCAGGCGACGGGGTCTGAACACAGAGTTTGTAGGTGACCCCCGTCTGTTTTCCTGTAAGTATCCGTCTGATGCTTACGATGGGTGGCTCGGAACAACGAACCCAGTCATGCCCGCAGAGATTCTTAAGCCCCTCCTGGAGCAGGCCAAACGTGACCCGGACGTCGGTGCGTATGCGTGCCACGAGTTCGAGGACCCCAAACCAGGGCATCAGTATTTGATCACCGCCGACCCCGCTGGATTTGGTAGCACCGGTGACAAGTCCGCCCTGACTGTATGGGATGCCACAGACTGGCGAGAGGTCGCCTTCTGGGAGGACCGCGAGTCACCAGACCGATTTGCTCAAAGATTAAAGGTCGTACAGAAGAGATACCTGGGTGCCCTGCTTGCCGTCGAGTCCAACGCTACGGCGTGCATTGCGATTCTCAAGGATCAAGAAACGAAAAACTTGCTCTGGACAGATAGGAATCACCCCGGATGGTACGCGACCAACAAGCGACTCCAGGAGTCCGAGGCCCGCCTAGTGCAGATGTTGCGCCAGCGCGATCTGCATATTCGTAGTAGAGGTATGCTACATCAACTACTTAATTATGACGGCACCAGGAAGAAGCGCGTCCGAGGAGAAGACGGCACAATCCACCACTT